TTCTCTTCTGAAGTATTCAATCAATATTGCTTCAAATGCATCTCTTCTGTCATCGATTAGTGAATCAATTTTTTGAAGTGCTTCCTGATACTCATCTGGAAAAGCCATATACGAACCGCCAGCAATTGCTGGATGTTCAAAATTAATTTGAATAGTCAAGTGTATTTCTTCGCGAACACGACGAATTGTTGGGGTATCTCTGTCGGAGGGCACAAAAATATCACCATATATATCGGTTATAGCCTCAACAGAATTCCACACTACTTCTTCTGCATTGCTTGGAAGCCTTTTCCAGTCATTTACATCAAATTTAGCAATAAAAGCAGCATAAGCCCTAATGTAAGCACCTTCACCCCCATCATCTTGAACTTCATAGTCAGTATATGTCTGAGCCATTCTGTCGTTGTATTCGTTCATTATTTGTTCGCATTCACCTTCATATTGTGCGATAATGTCACCAACTAAATTAGCATCAATACTATCTTCTGTATCTTTGTTCTGCTTCATTGAGCCTTCGACTTCTATATCAGCACCTAAAAGTTGCTGCATTAGTTTAAGTCTACCGGATGCACCGGCAGTATCTTCGTATGAACCACCAAAAATCGTAAACCTATTTAAGTTAACCTTGCCATCTTCTCTTGGCATATTTTGAATAACTTCTTCTTGAGTAGTTCTTGCCCAGTCTGTGACTGTATCTGCTATACCGGGGATGTCAGCACCGTAGATTCTTTTTTCTGGCATACCGACATCTTGTCCGTCATCGTATCTTTTTGGTGTGTCAGTGTCATAATAACGAACATGTCGAACTCTAACTCTTGAAAGTGGTGTTATATCACCTGTAAATGGTCTTTTATCATCGGCAAATATTTCACCCTCTTGAATCTCTTGTTCTGCACTGTTTATATTTCCTGTGTCAGTGGCGCTCAGAAGCTCTTCTGTCTCAACCACGTATGCTACCGCTCCGTGACCTCTAGCCTCGGCTACAGCGCATTTATAGTAGGATTGATAGGCATTTGTACGACTAGCAGGTGAATGACACGATGTAATCTCGTCAAAATCGCTCATTCTGAGCACATCTATCGGATGTCGAGTAATAATAATTGAAAATTTGTCATTATCGATGTTATTTATCTCTTTTTTGATGAATGCGGCGTTCTTTTTCCAATATTCGCCGTATTCAGTGGCTAAATCGGTTAAATCATAGCCTGCCGGACCTGCAACACCCGGATTTACGACATATAAGTTAATTTGAGTGTTAATTCTCTCAAAATTGTCATATTCTTTCTCGTCGAGTGCTGCTTTCAGCATTTTTCCGGTAACTCGGTTTGGTGTATTAATTGGTCCACCATCTGCTAGCTTGTAATTAACACCCTCCATATATTTGTATACTTTTTGGTATATTTCGTCTTTTCTTCGGCTTAAATCCGCTAATTTGGAGAAAAGCTTGCCGATTTTCATCTGAATCTTCTTAGTTTTCTTCTTTGGCTCAGGTCCACCCCCCAACATATCAAGAAAATCGTCTGATGTGCGTAGATCACGCTCGGCATACACCATACCTTTATCCCAATCTACTTCATATTCTTGAGATCTGAAGAATTCTGTGAACTTTCCAAGTTCTGTTGACTGATCAATGGTCGGAAATGGTATGACAACACGCATTTTACCGCTAAAAAGGTCATTTAGGGGCAAATTTGCTGGATCGAGGTCATCCAACACATCTTCAAGCACTCGCATCTCGTCTTCTGTGACTTCTCGAAGTATAGATTCGTTTTTTCGTTCGCCTTTTTTAGATCTTGACCGTTGATTTTTGCAAAATTGCTTCATTGTGAAGCCTTTTGGGTTATCACACTTCTTTTTTCGCTTAGATCTTTCAGATTTAGAGAACTTTTCGTCTAAATTTTCTAAAATATCAGCAGTTTTTGCTAAAATTTGCTCATCTGTAAGCATTTTACCACTTCTTGCAAGACCAATAACGTGCTTTTAACTTAGAGCCGGGGTTCTTGCAGTTGTGACGTGCTCTAAAAGACTTACGACGCTTCGGAGAATCCTTTTTAATCTCCATATTTGCATCACCATAACGAATAATCTTCTCAGTGCCGCCTTCACATGCTTTAACTACGAATTTTTTCTTACCATAACCGGGTTCACCCTTACGAATTCGTCTTGAAGAGTTACATTTCATGCGATCTTTAGCAGATTTCTTCTTTTTCTTTTTTTCATCAATTATATTTTGTAATTCTTCTTTAACCATTATAACAAGTTTTTCACCATCTTTACCATAAGTTTCACAAGGATCAGAGCCGCAGCCACAATTCATTCCTTCGTTAATTTCATCGGCTTCTTCAACTTCTTTAAGTTCGTCATCAGGAGAGCGATCGACAATATCCTCTAAATCTTCTGCTTGGTCAGCGTGCATTTTAGTGGAGTTTCTTAATTGTTTCGCAATCTTTTTGAGCTTCTTTTCATCGGCCGCTGAATGTGACTCTTGTACAATGAGATCTAGTTCATTATGTATGTTAATTTCTAATTCTTCTTTTGTAGAGTTACCCCAGTTTTTAGCACCAACTTTGCGACACTTAACAAGAGCACCAGAAGCATAGGCAGATGGCCACACCTTATAACGTGATTTTACTTTATGATAACAGGCATCTTTCTTTCCACCCTTCTTTTTCTTCTTTTTCTTTTTGCGCTTTTCATCAATAACAGCTTCAAGCTCCTCTTGAATAATTTGCTCTAAAGTCATTTGTAATTCCTCGTTTTTCTTTTTAGATTTTCTTTTTTTCTTACGACCACCTTTTTGTGGATCAGTTTTAACGTAAGTAGGCTTTGCAGCACCACGTTTTTTTGTTTGATTCGGATCTTTTTTTCGCTTTCGGCGACCGGCTGACTCTCTTTCTTTCTTACTCATACTACGATATTTTTTTCGAGATACACATTTGGGTGTGGTTTTTTGACCGGGCTGACGAGCGCAAGGTTTGCCATCGTATTTACCACCTGCTTGACGCCATCCACCCTTTTTAAACCACTGACGAAGACCTTCCTCATCTAGTAAGTCATCGTTAAGTGTTGTCTCTTCTATAGAACCGTACAAATCATCCATTCTCATCAAATCCTGCAGTTTTTAAAGCTTTCTCCAATAAATAGATCGGTATCTCGCTATTTTCCAAGTCTTTTATCTCGTCTATTGTTAACCACTTCCAGTCATCATGCTCAACTTGTCCGGTGTGAGGATTTGGTTTATCAACATTTACTTCACCAGTCCATTTTCTAGTTAAAAAATAATACTTCTGAGGCTTTGGTTCGCCCATATAAATCAGGTCAGAAACATTGCATTTCAAATTAGTTTCTTCGTCAAGTTCTCTAATGGCACCTGCTTCGATAGAATCATCAGTATCATCTATGTGACCTCCGGGTATTGTCCACTGACCTGCACGTTTATCAATACTAGAACGTCTTATAATAAGAAATTGTCGCTTGTCATTAAGACAAGCGACAATTCCGACTGTTCTTAGTTCTCCCTCAGTGAGAAATTTATCCCATTTTCGATTCATCTGCAAGCTTTATAATTTTTAATACTGCCTCGACAAAATGCATCGAGAGAACTTTTGATATCTAGATTTCTTATTGGAGCAACCCAAATAAGATTTTCTTGTATTTGTGTACCGTAAGCATACTGCACGTCAACACCATATAGTATACCAACTAATTCTCCGCTTGTATTATAAACTCCAGAACCTGAACAGCCAAACCAACCGTATGTATTCACAATAAGTTGAGTTCCAGAGCCCACAATGTCTTCGTAGCCGACAATTCGGCCGTTAAAAGACATTAATTTGTGCCAAGATGGATGACCAGAATACACAATATCTGTTCCAACACTATAGTCTTTTGTTGGTTTCCATGGCATTGCCTTAAGGTATCTAAAAGGAGTGGAGACTACAAGCACAGCTATATCATGTTCTTGACTTTGAAATATTAAAGTTCCAGATCTTTGTTCACTCTCGTTAGCCACTAAATAAGTTCTACCAAGAACTCCATCAGCTACGTGTCGTGCAGTTAAAACTAAAGTTAAATCTTTATATTGCACAACCGTGCCACTACCATGACCTGTAGATGTGACAACTTTAACAGCAGCACCTCTGACTTTCTTTTCAACCATAGAAAGTGATTTATTTACCTTATCAACAGGTTTGTTGGGTGAATAATTAATTTGGTCGCTTGCCGACGACACACCCAAAAATAAAGACATCATAACCATTGGCAAATACTTCAAAAGCTTTTTCATTTTTTTTATTTCCTTAATTACCGGTGTCGCCGGTATCTGTAGCTTCAATATACCTATATCCTATTTCAACTAATGACCCTGCGGTGGGCAGAATAGTGAAATAAACTGTATTATCAGATGGTTGATAGTACCAATCATGATTTAATTGTCCGTCTATGAATACACGGATAGAGTCTGCTTCTGCTTCATGAGTTAATTTTAAACTCTCGTAAGGTTCAATAGAGTGAGTGGCATCAGTAACACCGGGTGTCCAATCCTCACTACAAATATCAAGAACGACTCCGCTTAGCATATTTGTTGCTTCACGGTATCTTTTTCCGATATAGTGACTTGGAACCCAGCCACCGCAAAGAGAATCTTCAGGTTCAATATTAATAATGCTCGCCATAAACACTGAACCCATCCTTCTGGAGCTGTACCAATCCATAAAATCTGAAACTGCCGGATATTCAACGTAGCTTTGTTCATCTTCATCAGAAACAAACACAACAAGTAACCCCGCGTCCGGGCGCATCCAAGTATTTGAATAAGGGTTATTTACGATATAATCATAAACTGAATTAAAGCCTTCTTCAAACGGCGCACTTATAAGGGTGTCCAGCATATCTCTTGCATCATCACCATCATCACCCGGCACTAGAGGAAATTCAGTGCTTGTAACTGCTTTACGTGGATCGGCACTAATCATTACCAATCTCCAATCGGATGTCGGCAACGCAGCAATCATAGCTTCAACACCGGCAATTAATCTATCGTTGTGGGTAGCCATAGAGCCCGATCGGTCGATTACCCAAATAATATCAATACCATCCACAGACATGTGTTGTGTAAAGGAATCAACCCAAATAATACCTTCATTAACTGGTACCTCTACTTCTACATGCACGGGCACCTCAACGGGCACCTCTACTAATACCTCAACCTCAACCTGTTCTCTAATGGTTCTATCTTCTGATTGATCGCCAATACTGTAATCAGTGTAGCAAGAAGTTAGAAAAGACAAAGCTAATAATAAAATTTTCATGTGTCGCCCTCTATTAACTATAATTTTATATCGATTTTAATCCTTTAAAAATACAAAACTTAATAAAATTAAGTTTATTAGCGCTAAAAACTGTAAATGTGGATACTCGATATAGGTTCCGTAGAAAAACATGCAAACATTACAAATCATCGCCGTGTAACAGACGGAAATCCATAAATGTTTTAATGTTTCCACTAAAGTAACTACAGTTAATCAGAGAGCAAACGCAGATTCTCTAATCGATATACGTAAGTGCGGCTATCTTTAATGTCGTACACGGCGCACATTTCGTATAAATTTATTTGTTTTTCATTACGCAGCGCATCATGATCCTTGATGACTATACCGATCGAATATGTGTGTCCGGCCGCGACCCCCGCCCATGTTTTTGATGGGTATGGCATTTCTCGATTTATTTCATAAACCACAAGATCCCCTATTTTAAAATTTTTATTTTTCATTTTTTAAATCGGTAAATTTTTTCCTAAATTTTTTCTTATGTTTTTTTGTACAAATCATAAAAGCCAACATAAATAGACATTTTAAGACCGCATTCTTCCATCATTGTAGGATTCGGTGCGTTGTGAGCATCGTTTTCGTAAGTAGACCATTTAATTTTCCAAAAGTGCATTTGAGTGCCTTCCATAGTCTTATCCTTAACGCGTTCAAGCAAAACTCCATAAGTTGGTTCCTTGGTGAGAATGTCAACGATCATATCGCCGGATTCGAGTATAACGGATTCAGCTTCATTACGCCAGTCTTCGTACATAATAAATCACGATTTAAACAACTTTAAGCGGTTTGAATCAATCATTTTAAAGATGCTTGACTCAGTGTAGCGGGAAAAGTCATTTGGACCCCAATATATTTTCCAGACCGCCAAGTGACTTACTTCCTCGCCGTAGTCGTCATGGCGCATTTTGCTATAACGAAACTCAAGTTTACGACTACACAGCACGCCGAATGTACCTTGTATGCAATCGTACAAAATATCACCAGCCTCTAAATCATAGAGATCGTTTTGATCATTGCCCACGTAGTATATATGTGCTAAGCTAAATCTTTAGCCACCCTTGTCGAGTGCTTTTGCAATGGTTGGCTTGTGCAATAAAATCTTTTGCGTTCACAAGCTTGCATGTGGACACCGGCTCTACAAACCGATTTGATTTCAAAAGGGTGGATTTGTTGTCGATGTTTATTAAAGGCTCTACAACAGCGCTAGAATCGTCCGCAGTTAACCAGCGCAGTACTGATAAGTCTTTGCTCTCCGCCTTTGCCACAGTGCCACTAACGGCTAAACAACCAATAAACACAACGTACTTCATGATGTAAAAATCCTTATCGTGCATATATACACACTAAAAAAAGATTATACCAAGATTACGGTGAATATTTACGCAATTGTGACTCAATCACCGTCGTAACCAAGTGCGCCTTAAACCAATACACTCTATACACGGGATAATACACGGATCTATCCAGTACTTGTACAATTATGCCGTACGTAAGGTCTTCATGCGCGGGATAATAAAAGTCTGGTGAGTAATAATAGCTAACAAACCGCACCAAGTCGCCTAATTCATACTTGCATTCCTGCGTTGGTGGGTATGCGCCTAAATCAGACGGATCGTCCATCATAATCCCTCACTTTGCGTAGTTTGCGTATGGTATGCATCCATACACGCTCAAGGACGCCATCATGTGGGTATCTGATCCAAAATATTTTAGCCATGTTCATACCGGGACTGAAATTCCCGTCTTCCTCCACGGCCGCATCATACAATTCTAACACTATCGCTACACCCCCATGGCATGAACAAGTCACCAAGTCACCCGGTTTCAAGCCATGCTTGGGTGGTTTCTGAAAGAATTCGCTTACTCTTTCCTTATATCCCACATATTGCCCTCATTTTAACTAGCGTACTGGGCTCTATATGTGGTAAAATTTTTTTGGGCTATTTTTTAGGGAACCCAACACCGCGTTTTAACACTTGCACGTCAAATTTGTTGCTTTCAAACGCTTCTACAATCTCATTAAGCGCTGTTTTGGTATCAAATTCCTTGCAACTGAAGATATCCACGAAGCAATAACCCTTCTCTGGGAACGTATGTATCGAACAATGGCTCTCTGCTAGCACCACAACGCCTGTTACACCATGGTCCTCTGGCACCTTTCCACTGTAATGAAACACGTCTGGTTCTGATATGCGTGTCATTCCAATCTTCTCGGGTAAGTTTAGTAGTATGTCGTATACTAACTCTTTGCTGTTTAACTTATCACTATTGCACTCTCTCAAGTCCATAATCAAGTGTGGTCCGAAATGTGACATGTCTATCCCCTATGTTGTGTCAGTTATAATTATCTCCTAATTTAATATTTGGAAATTTTTTAGGCGTATCGAAAAAGGGTCTAGCACCGCTGTCGCGTACTGTCGCATATGCAGTGACATACATTCGGGTAGGGGGGTAGTAGGGGGGTAGTCCTTCCACATATTGTACTTTCAAACTGACATATGATGTCGCATGCTTTTGTCTCTCTCTATAGTATAGGGTTAATGTATTATTTATTATTACTCTCGCGACTTTCTCTCACATGCCAGCGCACATAGTCAATCAATAGACCGGCATAGAGATAAGCAAGCACTGGTACAAAAGGCAGGAACAAACTGCAGTCTGCCAGTCTATCTCTTAAACGTTTATCTTTCATTGTAGTCTCGCTTGTATCATGTCGATGCTACAAATGCTACAAACAAAAGACCAATGACAATCGCTCCGAAGTAATCAGCAATATAATCGTTAATCATTTTATCTACTCTCCTCTCGAATCCAAATAGGCAATGAAGGTGTGAATGATGGTGCCGGGAATGGCTAGCGGTCCAAGCAGGCAGCTAGACACTGCCCAACCAAAGCAAGCAAGGAACCGGCCGTACAAAAGCAGACCGAAGCCCGGTAACAACAAGTTAATGATGGTCGCGATGAACAGTCTAATCATGGTTCCCTCTCTCTATACTATCAATATAACACGAGGTGCATGGAAAGTCAATCATATCTTGTCAAGGGATTGTCAAGTATTGTCGCATATGTCGCACCT